GTTCATTTTTTGTTTCCTTTCTGCTGGTTACTGCCAGCGCCAGTTGAATCAATAGTACATTATTCCCCTGATTCTACTTCTTGCGGAGACTTTTCCTGATCGCCTCAATTTGGCCTTTTTCTCTCTCGACCCCAAATTTGCAGTACCACTCGATCTGCTGGCGCGGGGAGCGGTGGGCCGCTTTGGCGACTTCGGAGACCTGAGAGTAGATGTCGAGGTCGATTCTTATGGTTTTGTCGGGCATCTAAACCCCCTCCCACTCGTCAGTTACGGTGATGGCGTAAACCTTGCTTCCGAGGACGGTGCGAGTGCCGTCCTCCTCTTCCCGCAGCACGGTCTGCTGCAGGCATCCGCTGCCGTCGATGAGCGATGTGGAGTTACAAATATTCAACTCCGACCAAACGTTGGGATCTTCCCCTGCGATTTGCTTCTGGAATGCATCGACCCTTATTCCTAATTTCATAATGGCCTCCTTGGGGGCTTGGTTAGGGTTAACGTTCGCTTTCACCACCATCATGACTACATTATGCAACGCCCGTTGACGGGTGTCAACACTTATTTTCGATTATTTTCATTTTTTTTGAACTTTTTTTTGGGGGCCCTGGAGGGGGTAAAAACCAGGTCGAAACGTATGGGGTAACGTATGGGGTAACGTATGCCCATACGTTTGGGGTAACGTTTGGGGTAACGTTACCCTATACGTTTGGGGTAACGTTCCGGGGGGGTTTCCTGGAGCTTGTTTTTCGGGCCTCATCGCCCGGGAGATCAGGACTCCAGGCGCCCCCAAATTTCCCGCCGCTTATCTAACATCGTATTCGGGCCGATCCGGCCTATCCTCAATCATTGCATCAAAGCGAAACGTATAGGGTAACGTATGGGTATACGTTTGGGGTAACGTATGGGGTAACGTATACCCAAACGTATGGGGTAACGTATGCCACATCAGGAACAGGAACAGGAACAGGAACAGGAACAGGAACAGGAGCAGGAACAGGAGCAGGAATGGCGCTCGGTCGGAGACCTCGCTCCCGGCACCCAGTGATTTCCAAGCCGCTTAGGTTATAGGAATCCGCTGTTTTACTTTTCCTCGTCGGAGGTGATGTCAACGGTGTATACTGCGTTTGCAGATTGACCTCCGGGCATAAGCCAGCATCGGGTTTACTCCTTTTCCCCGATGCTGGCGACCTGGAGCCGGGATGCGACAACCCGGATCAAACACACTCCCAGAGTCGGATAGGACGACCGAGCTATGCCCGCAATCGAAATCGCGAACCCGCAGCCTGGTGGATCAACGCACACGTCCCGCAGCCGTGCAGCGCATCTGATCGCAACAGGGCAGGCGGCAATGCTGGTATCGGGTCGACTACTGCTTCTGGACCCAGTACAGGCCAGGGAGGGCCGAGATCATGTAGAGACCGAGTTTGTAGGAATTTCGATCATTGATTCGTGGACGTTCCCGCACACCGTGTGGGAGAGGAGCCAGCGTGAGTAACAGCGACTGGGAAGCAGCGTACTGGCGCGATCAACGATACCCCGCAGGGATCGGAGGCAGGAGCTACGTCAGAGGCACCAGGCCAGCGCACGGTGATTTCGTTCGGGCNCTAAGGCACCTCAAGCGGTTGCAACATCCTACGCCAGAGCAGGTGCACGTCGTAGCGGCAATCCANGGCGAAAACGAAACCAAAGGCTGAAATCAACTGGACCTGCACCAAGTGTGGTGCAACGGTCTNCGTCAGCGAAAACCTTCACGCCCCGCTGTGTCNNTTGTACCGGCAGGAGGNAGTNGAGAAACCCCATGAGCAAGGCAGAGAGTCCTCGAAAATTGACGCCGAAAAAGAGAGCGTTTTTGGCGGCATACGCGAAAACGGCACAGGTCACTGCGGCCGCTGAAGCTGCGAAGGTAGAGCGGGCAACGCACTACAAGTGGCTGAAGGAGGATCCCGAATACGTCGCTGCGTTTGGGCAGGCGAAGATCGAAGCCGCAGAGATGCTCGAAGCCGAGGCCGTCAGGCGGGCTAACATCGGAGTCGATGAGCCGGTGTTCTACCAGGGCGTCGAGTGCGGGAAGATCCGCAAGTACAGCGACACGCTGATGATTTTCCTGCTCAAGGGGATGAACCCGAGGAAGTTCCGGGACAACGCCACAATCGAGCACACGGGCCCTGGTGGGGGTCCTGTGAGCGTCGAGGTCCACTTCGTCAAGCCGGCTGGTGGAGATGGCGAGGAGAGTTAATGCCGAGTTCCCCGAGAAGTTGCAGTGCCTGTTCCGGCCAGCCCGGTACAAGGTCTTGTATGGCGGCCGAGGTGGAGCAAAAAGCTGGGGGATCGCACGAGCACTGCTGCTGCTCGGGGCGCAAAGGAAATTGCGTATCCTCTGCGCCAGGGAAACCCAAAAGTCCATTTCCGATTCTGTCCACAGGCTGCTCGGTGACCAGGTGTCCGCACTCGGGCTTGAGGGGCACTACGAGGTGCTGCAGACAGAGATCCGGGGCGCCAACGGAACTGAATTTATCTTTGCCGGCCTTCGCCAAAACATCAGCAATCTGAAATCGTATGAGTCGGTCGACATCTGCTGGGTCGAGGAAGCGGCGGTCGTCTCGAAGCGCTCCTGGGACATCCTGATCCCCACGATCCGAAAAGAGGGATCAGAGATCTGGATCAGCTTCAATCCTGAATTGGACAGCGACGAGACCTATAAGCGCTTCGTTATCGCCCCACCCGAGAGCGCCATAGTGGTGCGGATCGGGTGGGAGGACAACCCCTGGTTCCCCGACGTCCTCAAGGCTGAGATGGAGGCCTGTAGGGCCCGCAGTGAGGACGACTACCAGCACATCTGGGGCGGCGCCTGTATCCAGCAGGTTGAGGGCGCGATCTACGCCAAGGAGATGCGAGAGGTCGATCGTGAGGGCCGGATCACCCGGGTGCCTTACGACGCGACGAGGCCAGTCCAGGCGGCCTGGGATATCGGCGACCGGTACACGGCGATCTGGNTGTACCAGGCGTTTCCNTTNGAGCACCGCTTCATCGACTACATCGAGGGCGAGTCGCTCGCTCTCAGGGATTACCTGCACCAGTTGCAGTCTCGCGGCTACGTCTACCACTGCCAGTACCTGCCGCATGACGCCAGGAGCCCGCAGCTTGGCACTGGGCGCAGCATCGAGGAGCAGATCCGCAGCGCCGGCTTCAAGGTCGAGATCGTCCCCCGGCTGCGGCTGGCCGACGGCATCAACATGGTGCGGACGGTGTTCCCGCAGTGCTGGTTCGACGGTGAGCGGTGCGCTGACGGCCTACAGGCCCTGCGACGGTATCGGTGGGCGCCTGATGGGGCCCAGGGCCAGGTCAGGCGCGAGCCGCTGCACGACATCTACAGCCACCCGGCCGATGCGTTTCGGTATGCGGCGGTCGCCCTGAAGATGCCCGGGGGGAAGGCACCAGCACCCCGGAAGGCCCCGCCTACCAGCACCTGGAGTTGATATGGGCATCATCCTGTGTCTGGGCACCTGGTTGGTGTTTTCGGCGCTCTCAGCGCGTCTGGCGTGTAGGGATTGGGGGGTGCGGAGTGAACGAGCCCGTCGTGATGTTGGTCCTGGTTGTGGCGATGGCCTGGTTGGTTTCTGAGTTCATGGAGCCGAGCGAATGACGACATTCCACGCAGCGAAAGAAGGCGACTGGGACGGGACCGCGACGCCGGCGTCCAANCAGGANGAGGANNTGCTGAAGCGGATCCAGGCCGACTGGAAGTACGCGACTGAGCACCCGGACTGGANGGAGAACCTCCGGCAGGCCGAACTCGACGACCGAGCCCTGAGCATCGATGGGCCCTGGACCGACGAGGATATCGCGGCCCGCAGCGTCAAGGGCAGTGAGCGCCCCTGCATCCACCTGGATCAGCTTTCGCAGTACGTCGCGCAACTCGTCAACGAGGCCAAGGCGAACCCGATCGCGATCAAGGCGACGCCAGCCAGCGGCGATGTCACCGAGGAGAACGCAGAGCTTCGGGCGGCCAGGATCCGAGCGATCGAGTACGAGTCGAAGGCCGAGCGGGCCCGCCTACAGGCCCTCGCCGATGCGGCGCGGCACGGCTTTGG